TGATATATATTCTGATGCTTTGCGTTTGAAGAATGAGGGATATATTTGTAAAATCTACTGTTAGATATCCAACACTAGTAGAACCAATCTGTAACTCATTAACAGAACTGAAACGCATTAAGGCAACATAAGCTGTATCAGCAGCATTTCTTCCCCAAATATATCCCTCATTCTTCAAACGCAAAGCATCAGAATATATATCATTAACTCTATTTGTTTGTGTACCTATATCATAAGTACTTCCTGCACCTGGCACAAAATGCCCTGCACTTGAAACTTGCCATCTAGTTGTACTTCCTGTCTGTAGGTATACAATACCATTTGAAGCTGTAGCATCTAATATAATTGCTCCACCAGAAGCATTACCAGACTTCATTAATAATGAACCAACAAATGGCGAATGTTCATTACCATGAATTCTTATTGATGCACCTCTTGATGGGTCTGTAGTTCCACCACCCATTAATTGAAGAACAGCACTATCACTACCATCAGAAGTTGTAGGTGCAATATCAAATGTTGCTGATGAATATTTGATCTTGCCATTCAATAATATATTTGGATCAAGTTCTAATTCATCACTAGTTGTTAATCTTAGTAAATCAACATCAGCAGTATTAGCATTGTTTCTGGCTTGAACATAAGTATTATTTGGCAATACTGAAAGATCTGAAATGTTATCAGAAGCTAATATAATTTTTGATTCTGTACCTTGTAGTCCAGCAGCCCAATAATCTTCACTTTCATCAAAAATTAATGATGCAGTTGTTGAACTTCCACGCAATGCTTCAATACCTGTATCAGCAGTTGGTGTTCCTGTTGTGAAGTTTTTATTTAGAGTTATAATAGTATCTTCAACTTCAACAACTGTTGTATTTAATATTGTTTGTGAACCATCAACTTGAATATTACCGGCTACAACCAAATTAGTTGCAATATAACATTCATCATTAGTATCTAATTTAATAACATCTACATCGGCTGTATCGGCTGCGTTTCTCCATTGCAAATATGTATTATTAGGGTTAACTCCACCACCGAGACTCACACCAACAATATTATCAACATATAATGTATCAACATGATATGATGGGTCACCAATGTTATAAGATGAATCAGCCCCAGGAACTAAATGTCCATCAGTTTCGATTCTCCATTTCTGTGAACCTTGTGTATAGAAATCTATTTGCGAATCTCTTCCAGCATTCAATCTAACTATACCAGAAGGACTATCCTCTTGACCAAATACTTCTATGAAAGCTCCACGATCAATATTTGGTTCTCCACCACCGCAGATAGCAATTCTTCTGTTATCTGAACCATCATCTGTTGCCATGACAATTTCACCATTGTCAAGATTAGTAAAATATATTCTATCTCCAACATATACTCTACCAAGATGATTGGTTTGTCTAATACCCAAATCATAGGAGTTATTAGCAGCAGGATACATTTCACCAACAGCAAAATGAAACCGTTCATTATTACGATTGTATATTGATACCAAACTATCACTATCCCCAGCTACTAGATTGACTCCACCATTTCCAGTCGTATGCTCATTACCAAAACACTCTATGTAACCACCTCGATTATAATGGTTAGACGTAACATATCCACCACCACTAATTAATATAGATTTTGTATCTGTATTATCTGCCGTATCAGAATGAATATAAAATTGATCAGCATTATATTGAAAATCTCCAAGAGATCCGATCTGTTTAAATCTATTAGGAAATGCATCTTCTCCAAATTGCCACGTAACAACACTATCATTGGCAATTTCAACACCATATTCAGTTGAACTTGAAGTCTCTGCATTTAATCTTAGGTTCGAATTATAACTCAATACCTCTGCAACATATATTCTATTGACTTTATAACTTGTGTTACCAATATCATAAGATAAATCAGCAAAGGGTGCAATATTACCAGAACTATTAATGTTCCATCTATTTGTATCATTAGTACCAAATACAAGACTGGCAGCTCCTTGTGTAATAAGACTTATTGTAGTATTACCAGTTGATGTAACCCTATTAGTATAAATATCTCGAACGTGTCTACTTGTTTGTCCTATATCATAAGTATCATCTGCTAATGGATCCCAATGTCCATCATTGCCTAATTCCCATCTATACTGATTTCCCGTATTAAATAACATTCTACCAGAAGCACCAGAAATAAAATATATTGCTCCTGTTTGTCCGTTATCTTCGCCGTATAATGTTATACTAGCACCACGACTTGATGATGTTGAACCGGCTCCAGCTAATTGTAGTGATTCTGTATCTGAACCGTCAACTGTATCCACAAGAATCTTACCATCGTTATTGCCCTTCATGTGCAATTCATTTCCGATGTAAGCTCTACCGAAATAATTAGTGGATGTACCTAATGTGTATGTACTATTCGCATAAAAAGCATTAGAGGACATGAAAAATCTTTCACTGCCATCTATAGAAAATTTAATCAGGGCATTAGTAACATCACCAGAATATAAATGTAATGTTCCTGGTTCTGTAGTATGTTCATTACCATACAACCAAAGAGTAGCTCCTCTTCTGTCAGGATATATGTTTGTGTTTGTGTAACCACCAGCACAGATCACAAATGCTTTTGTATCAGAAGCATCAGCAGTATCCATATAGATACCACCATTGTATGTTGAGCTATATTGTGTTCCCTCTATAATCAAATTTGTTTTGATATGAGCATCAACATAAGTATTCAGTTGGTGATACAAATCAAATCCACCAGCATCAGTAAAATATGAATTATATGTTGATCCACCATTTACAGTATAAAATCTTATATCATAAGTATCAGTACCAATAAGATCTAATGTACCATTCGGATTCTGGATATTTTGTGTGTATGTATAGTTGAATGGATATGTTCCAGTACCAAGACTATAACTAACATTAGTTGCATAAAAACTATTACCCTGAGGATCGTTATCATCACCGAATATCCAATTATCATGTATTCGAACTGTTGCTCCATATATTCTTAATAGACCGCCTGATGCTGTTGTGGCGCTCAACATTAAATCACTATTGGATACAATCTGAAGTTCATCTGATGTCGAATTATCAATTCTATGTATCCATGCAGTATCAGCATTATTTCGGAAATTTATTTGATCATTTAATAATAGATCATCCCCAACCTCAAGATCTAATATTGTAGCTACATTTTGATTAAATGTTACGGCATTCGCAAACACAGAACCGAGATTGAAGTATAATAAGTCTGAAGTATTAACTTTAATAGCATCTAAATCAGCAGTATCAGCAGCATTTCTCCACTGGATATAAGTATCATTTGGGTTAACTCCGCCACCGAGACTCACACCAACAATATTATCAACATAAAGAGTTGAAACGTGCTGTGTTGGTGAACCTATATTATAAGTTGAATCAATTATAGGAATGAAATGTCCTGAGCTATCTATCTGCCATCTTTCGGCTGAACTACCAGTAAAAAGTCTAATCTTACCTGAATTACCAGAATATATAAAAACATCACCAGCATTTCCATCTTGTTCACCACAAATTCGTATTAAAGCTGATCTAGTTGTTGTATAAGAGTTAGCAGCCATCAATGTCAAATGACGATTATCTGAACCTGATGTAGTGTTGATGAATATTCTGGCATCATCATTAGTATCATACACCAAATCATTACCAATGTAAGCATCACCCCAATGATTTGTACTAACAGTTCCTAGTCTACAACCTCTATTTGTTCCTGGAGCAAATGTGGAACCATCAAAGTAAGCCTCAACACTAGTATTTGTAAGAAACTCAATTTTACCACCAGAAATTAAACCAGAACCAAGTCTTAGTGTTCCTGGATGCTCACTATGTTCATTACCATAAGATAATATATAAGATCCTCTGAAGAATTGCTGTTCAGTATTGCCATTCTTTCCTGCTCCAGAAAAGGCAACCATTCTATTATCTGAGCCATCTGATGTTGTTGAGAATATACCGAATTCATCTTGATACATTAATATGCTTCTATGAACTGTCAATTCTCCATTTGATGTACCTGAACCGATTTCAACATCATTTCTCAAATCTACTGTGCCGTCGCTATTAAAGTAGTGTTGATTACCATTTGCAATAATACTAACACGACCAGTGGATGAACTCAATACAAGCTGTGTTGAAGGTGCAGTAACATACTGTGTATATAGAAATCTAAATGGATAATTGGTTGTACCAACATCAAAAAATTGATTTGAAGAATAAAAACTATATCCCTCTGGATCTGTAGATTCGCCAACTTTTAAATATGAACCCAATTTCAATGTCTTGAAAGATGATATCGCAATCTCAGCAGCCGTATTTGTGCCAATGATAATACCATCACTTGTTCCAGTTGTTCCAATTCTTAAATTACCATTACTATCATTAGAAATATTATGCTGCCAGCCGTCATCAGCAGGTGTTCTGAAATTTATACTATTATGAACACGAACATCATCTAATGCTATAATATCGGATGTGAAATTTGTTACTGGCTCTATTACAACTTGATTATTGGTGTCAAGTTTAATTACATCAAGATCAACAGTATCTAATGCGTTTCGCCATTGAATATATGAATCGTTATCTAAGACAGGAATGCCAGTCGCTGTGGCATTAATTGTAACATCACCGGTACCATCGTCAACACCGGTTGAGGATATGGATATTCCCGTACCAGCAACTATCTTTGTGATAATTGCTTTACCTGAAGTTGTTGTGTTTAAATCTTCTCTCCAAATACCTTGATCTTCAATTTGGAGACTTCTTACCTGGGTTTTTGCCATTATTATCCAATCCTGAATTAAACAGGGGAGATAACTCCCCTGTTGTTCAATACTATTTAGTGTCTAAAATTCTAAGCTAACTTACTTTTGGTAAGAAACAAGAACTTTATCACCAGTCTGTGGAGCAGTATTATAAGTAATAGTGTCCCCAGAAATAGTATAATCATCAGATACTCCAGAATCTTGAAGAACACCATTCAGATACACTTCTTCGCTTCCAGCAACCGGAGTAGCTGCAAGAGTAAATGTATCATTGACTCCGTTGATAGTTCCACTTGGAACTTCTCTTGTTACGAAATCAGATGCTTCAAGTTTGGCGTCAAGCTGTGTTTGGATAGCTGATGTAACACCAGAAACATATCCAAGCTCTGTGTCTGTTACTGCACTAGCAACTGGAAGACCATTAGCATCAGATACTAACGCTCTATTAGCTGTGATTGCAGCAGCTTCAACAATAGCTCCAGCAGAACTAACCATTACTCTGTTATTACTAAGAGCGGCTGCACTATTAGTACCACCTTGGGCGATAGAAAGAGTAGCAACAGAACTTAATTCACCAGAACCGTCATTAACTACAACATGATTAGCTGAGCCAGCAGCAATTTTGCTTCTAGCAATATCAGCATCAGCAGCTAAATGAGAGTTGTCTAATGAACCAGCAGTAATGTCAAGTTCAATAACATCAGAAGCAGGAGCAGCAATACTTACTGTTCCAGCAGTTTGACCAAGAGTATAGAACTGTAAAGTGTCTCCACTTAACTGTTTGAATATCCCTTGTCCAAGACCAACGTTTTCTGCGTTATTAACGTCTCCTGCACCAGAACCAGAGAACTGAGTGAAGGAAAGTTCTGTAGTATCAACAACGATAGGATCATCAGTTGTAAGAACCCAACCAGTATCAGCATTAACCGTTCCTTCTTCTACGAAACAGAAAAGGTTAGCTGTTACTTCAGCATCTTCATCAGCATCAGAAGAACGGCTTGCAGCTCCAGAAGCAGATGCTTCATAGATACCATTTTCTTCAGCAGAAGTTTGATTCTTAACAAGAATACGATCACCAGCAACCAGAGTAACGCCATCAATAACGTCTCCAGCTTCAAGCTCTGTAGAAAGATCTACATTAGCTGTTGTTGCAACACGAACAGACTCTTTAACGTCAAGACCAGAAACAGCTCGGTCAACGTCTACTTTTCTAGCAGCATCGTTATCATTAACAGGTGCAGCTAGGTTCTGGATGGTATTAGAATTTGCATTAAGATTACCAGTCAATGCAACTGATCCATCTCTTTGCAGAAAATCAGCGCCATCAGCTAGTTTTGATGTCTCAATACCAGCAGCAGCGGCGATTTGATCATTCTCAATTGTCCCATCCATAATTTGTGTATTACCACGAATTTTGGTTACAGCCATTTGATTTCTCCTTGAATTAATTAACTCACTTATTTATCAGAATAACTTTTTTAAAAAAAATTTAACAACTCAACTTGGTGTAATCACACACCAAAACGTCTCCAGCAAGAGGAGGATTATTCATTGCTATAGTATTATTGTCTATAAAGACAAAATCGTTATCAAGTCCCTCTCTTTGTTTCAAGCCATTCAAATAAACACTTATAGAACCAGGTACGAACTCATTTATAGTTTGGAACGTTACATTATTTCCATCGACTGGTCCAGTCATAGTCTCATTATAAACCAATCGAATTTGAACAGGAAATATATACTGTTCTTTACCAACCACTGTTACACCCACCCATTATTACTTATCAGTGTACTTATATTTATAAAGAATAAACTTTCCACAGGATAAATCTCTAAAAATTTTTAAAACGTTTTACTTTTATATTTAGCTGCTCATTTTTGAGTCGCATTTCCTTTCTAAGCAGCTTGAATAATGATTTAACTTTAATAGAACTCAAACCATCCATAGCAATTTTTGAAAATGATTCAAAATCATTATCCAAAACATACTGTCTCATTTTGGATGCACTTGCACCTGATACTCCATCAGCATCAGGATCTCTACTTCCAGCAGAAACAACTTTAAAACTATTCAAATCGTATGATTTTTTTGGATCTTTGTGGTTTACATAAGTTCCAAGCATTCTTTCAAATTCTGAAACTCTATCAGATCCAACGACCATAATAACGTCTGTTACTCCCTCTTCAACAAACGATCTCATTATTTGAGTTATTGTTCTCAATTCACTATTTATTATATACTTTCTTGCTTCAGGATAACCCATTCTCAAATAATTAACTTTATCTCTATATTCCAATGGGTTCTTTTTGTTGTCTTTTGTATGTGATAAGTAAATTCTCGGCTCTGCTCTATTCTTTTTTGCTACAGATATAACTCTATCGATCAGCTTTTTATGCCCGATAGTCATTGGATTTAATCTGCCAAATGTAAATACAACAGTTTTACTCATTATGCTGTATCCTTTATAAAATCAAAAGCTTTAATAGCAGCATCTAAGGAATCTTCTATTGCTATAGCTCTATGTGTGTTGCAACAATATTTTATTTTACCAGACTTAGTTGTGGTCTTCCATATAGCACAAGTTTTCTCACCTTTTGGTCCATGATGCCAAGTGCAACCAGCTTTTATAGCCTTCTCACGCTCATCAGGATCTAAAGACTTTCTATTCTTCTTCAAAGTCTTTGCATCATAACTACTTTCTTCTAAATACTCACGAAATCGTTTCATTACATACTTCTCTCAACTTTATAATATTGAATCTCTGTTGGCTCTGTGCCACGAAAACTAACTTCGGCTTTGATAATACCAGCTTTAGTTGTTATTTTTAATACTTTGTAGCCAAAAGAAATGAATCTCTGTTTAATTGCATCTTCTGGTGATTTTCCTCTTGCTCCAGCAATTCCGCCAACAACTTTATTATTTCTCGGACCACTAATCTGCTTGAAGTCATAAACACTTTCTGATATAAACTCTCGAAATTTCTTCATTATTTACTCCAATTTTTAGGCAAATTGAAATTTGCTCTACTGAATTCCAATCGATCAACAAGCTTTAATGCTGAGTCTCCCAATCTATCAATTCCAACAAATCCCTCTGGAGCAGTTACTTTAAGACCATTAGGTGTCTCAAGAAATGTTCCCAGATTCTTAGCTTTTTCTAATTGTCTAATTAATATCAACTTTGCATCAACAAGAAGTTCTTGAATCTGAAACAGATAATATAATTGCTCACGATTATTTATAATCTGATTTATAAGTTTAGTTTTTGCTTGTACTCGTCTATCTTTAGCTCCTTGTGTTTTTAGTTGTGATATTTCTTTATTATATCTATCTTGAATGAACTTCATTAACCCATTAACATGACGTTTAACATTACCAATTCTCTGTCCAGAGCGAACTTTACTATTATTGTATGTGTGTATAAGCATCCTAAGCTTCTCATCATATACAATATAGTTAATAATTTTAGGATTAAGTTTTCTAAATAGCTTTCCAACTTCAGATAATTTCTTTGTTACCTCTTCAGTTTTCTTCTTAGTTAGTGTTGAATTTCCTGATGTGTCTTTGAAATATGCATCTGTAAACCAAACAGATTTTGTCTTAGTTAGTCTACTAGTATCATAACCAAAATTTGCCTTGAGATCTGACATCTTATTGCCAGTATAATAAGTATGAAATACTATGCCAATTTTACTTGATTGTATTGTTTTAGCCAAATCACTTTTCTTAGGAACTGCATATAATATAGTATTAGGCTTGAAAATTAAATGACTCTCTCCATCAATTGTCTTTGTTGATAAATCACTCTTAGTATATAGTAAATCACCCTGAACAACGCCTTTGATGCCAAGCTTAGAAAATTCATCTAAAGCAACATGAAGTTTTTTGGCTAACTCTCCAGAATGATTATCATCAATATCATCGTGTGTATAATTAATCTTAGGTGTTTTATTGAATATACTTTTTGTGCCAACAAAGAATCTGCCATTTTCTGATTCTGCTGTAAATGTTACTGTCAAATGGGATGGTGCACCAGCTATATTTACAGGAACAAATCCAGAAAATGGCAGATTCTTTGTTGGCACAAAAAGTATATTCAATAAAACAC